AAGGTCTACGGTTTTTTTCGCGTTTGCTTTGCTTACATATTTTGCGTAGTCGGATATGTTGTCATCATATGTGTAGTCATATCCTTGCCCCCATGATGAATTGAATGTGATGTATTTGTTCTTGGGTTGGGTTGTTATGGTATCAGTATCCACATCATAATCCGAGCCAACACCACGATTGATTGAGTAGGTATTAGACAACCACATATTGTCAAGGGTTTCGCCATGATCTTCGTTGATGATTGTGAACTTACCGTTGCTTCCGTCAAGGAATAATAGTTTATCTGAGCCGATTGAATCCTCAATCATTTCTATCCATGCTTTGTTGTAGATAAGTTCGGGATTGTTAGATAGCATTGGTCGTAGTACCCACTTGACATATTGATGTGTGTCGGATTTGTTTACATCAATCATTGGTGTTGGTAATTGAGGACCGTTATGCATCACCCATATATCTCTGTTGTGTTGCTTTTTGTTTAGCACTTCAAAGGGGTGGCAGTTAGCTTTGTTAGTACCACCATTGGTTGTGAATCTGAAATGCAAACCCATTGGGATTTTCATATCTTTGTATTTGTCCCATAGTTTGATGACATCATTCTCATTCTGTGGTAGTTCCTTGAATGTTTGAATCTTGCCATCAGCGAGAAACATACCCCCAAATCCGTCTGAATTGTTGGAGTATGCTGACTTGAGTAGATTAGCTTTTAACTCACTCGCATTGTCGCTTTTAATAATTAAACACATTAGCTTTCCTCACTTTCGTTTTGTATGTTTTTAGCTTTACCCTTCGTGTAGCCCTTGCGAACTAGCCATGAGAACAAGTAAGGGTATTGACCTTTGCTCTCAGATTTAGTCATGTACCGTATATAGTTGGTATATGATAAACTATTTACTGATTCTGTATCTTTGTCTAGCCCTACGGTTTTGACAAAGTTGCATAGAGAATCTACAAACTCAAGGTTTCTGAAGATACCTTGCTTTGCAATATTACCTCTGAATATTCTGAACTCAATGGTGCGTGGTTTGTGCGTAGCCAATGCTTCATACTTATCAGATCGTTGTAAACTATCTTTGATCTGTTTGGTTTTGAAAGCTGACCATTGTGCTGAGCTACGACCTGCAATTCGTTCAACGAATTCACGATTGTGTTTACCATTGATGAACACAAGTAGCTTGCCAATATCGAGGGGTGTCACACTTGCACGATCTACATGTATGTGCATACCACAAGTCGAAGTGTTCCATGATGACAGATTATCAGCAAAGTTTTTCTGACAGAAATCTGACCACTTTTTCTTTTGATATGTGATAGTCGAGGGTGCAGTCACGATTTCGAAACCATTGGTGAGAGAGCCGTCATGTTTGCACAATGCAAAGCCACGCATAGTATCCTCAACACTTTCTGCAATTTCGTAGGGTGCGTTTGATCTGCGTTCAACCTCAATCTCAACACCTAGCAATCGCTTTTCGTTGCCATGATATTTAGTTTGTAAATCGTTGGTGACATCATAGTCGTATGCATGAACACCATTTTCCTCATAGTAATCCTCATCATCTTCATCATAAGGATAGTCATTTTCATGGTAGTATTGACCATGACCGTCATGGTATCTGTAATGGCTATCACAACAGCTTTCACAAACATCACCATGATCTTCGATATAGATTGTGTCATCCTGTAGTACGATTTCCTCGCAATCCTCACAAGGTGTAAACCTGTCTGTAATTTCGTTGTATATCTGATTTACCCACCTTTGAATTTTAGCAGTAGGAAAATCACCTTGCATCTGCTCAACAGTCAAAGTCTGAGTTCGCCACAGATTGATTGCGTTGTTTACAGCTTCGCGTAAGTCACGAGCAAAGTCATACATTTCAGTATCACAAAACTCAAGATAGTCGTGAAAGTCATAGACATTACGATCACACTCATAATAAAACGTTTTGAGATATTGATACAATGATGTACCATGCATAGTCGTGGTGCGTAGTCTATTCAATAATGTAGTCATGTAAACCTCACTTTCATAACATTATTAAACACAGTATACTGATAAGTGCGAAAATGTAAATAGCACATTGTGTCGCACTCATCAAGAATTGATCAAAGTCAATTTTCCACATATCAACCACCATTAATAGTGGTGCTATTGACTAAGATTTCAGTATCACAGCTCAAAGAATTGTCTGCATATAGCGATACAAATCCTTGTTTTTTGAGCAGTGTATTAAACCTAGAGTATGTAGCTGGATATGGTGATCCAGATCGGTCTAGGAATGGTGTTTCAGTATTTAGTGAACTAAATGCGTATTCATATAGTGCTTTCACATTACCAAACACCTTGATATCGTCTAGGAAATTAGCCCTAGTAGTATAGACAGTTCTACCCATGATTTACTCCCCATTTGTGTCGTAAGTTATTGATTGTTAGTTTGTTATCCGTAAATTTTGATTTCGCTTCGATATAATCCATAAATCGTAGCTTGTCAAACCTGTTATTTGATCTCGCTAATATGTGCGTTATATCCTCAACCAATGCTTTTGTTGGGTTATGTTTCGCAATTAGTTCAGCGAACTCAATAAAATCTTTTCTTTTTAATGCCATGTTTACCTCACTATATATTTTCTAGTATGCCAGATTGATTTGCAAAGTCAATTTGACAGGGTGTCGCACTTGGTCGGATTACCGACCAGATGCTAATTTCATAAACTTTTCATAATCTGGGTGAGATTGTGCCTTGCGTAGTAAAGACACTCGACCACCGTCAGCAAGTCGCTGATTTTCAGATTTAAATACGTAGCCCGTAAAAACGGACTTCATAGGACTTTCATATTTGTCTTTTTGACCATTGTAAATCGGTGATTTTCCTAGTGGTAGATAACCCCGACCAATGATAGCCATACTTGATCTCATAATAACCTCACAATCAATTTCTAAATTCAGTATGACAGATTGAATTTTAAAGTCAATGTCAAAACTGTCGCACCCTCAAAACCCCTAATTTGATAAGATATTTGATTTAAATAATCTATTAAATCAGTTGTTAAAAGTAGGGCTATTAGAACATATCCACCAGATTAATCAAGACAATTTTTGTCGCACCGATATATCGAACAAAGTTCGGTATATTGTCGGTATATCCTGTCAATGTGGCATAGTGTCGCACCAAATTTTAGACGCACCTCTCCCCTACGATTTTCACGCATCAGTGCTTCATGCCTACAAGTGTAGGTGAAAGCCCCCGAAGGGGCTATCATCTAGACTTATCTGTCAGCTGTGGCGATTTGTCGCGCAAACCAGACTGAGTCAAGTTGCCACACTTTGTACACGGGTGCGACTTTTTGTCCCATGTAGATTTTGTTAGTTCTGTTTTTAACCTTACGCTTGAGCCAACCGTAAGATTTAGATTTCATTAATGTATTTTCCATGTTTAAAAGTCTATCAGAAACGGCAAATAAAAAAACATGACAAAGTGTCGCATGGTTTTTGGTCAGGTGTTCGTGGTTTGTTCAGTATATATGAACGATATACTAAGGTAATAAATTATTACTTCAATGGATATACGGGGTTATATGCTAGGGTGTGGTCTTTATGCTCCACCCCCACCCCCAAAAAACTTAAGCCACCCACACACACATATGCACCGAAAAAAATTTTAGCAAAAATTTAGCCTTTTTTATTTTCGCGCTTGACGCTATCCACGTAGTCCTTGAGGCTGAGGTCGACCCTGTCTGATTTTCGCGTGCCCCCTTGACTGAGGAAATCCGCGAGCAGGTCGGAGAATTGATTGGGGCTGAGCCCGTGTGACAACACACGCAACAAGCGCGAAATCCTTCTCTTCATTTGCGCGGTTGATAATACTCGGTGATGACCCATAGGCTTTACTGTTTGTGCGAGGGGGCACGCCGAGTGAGGTCAGCGTTTCAAAGCCCCCTCTCTTACAGGAGACACCCGCGAAGCGGGATAGCATAATGGTATCATAACACCCCTTGTTAATACAAGGGCTCTATGTTATAATTTTTTTACATGGATAAAGGAAAGAAGTTAACAGGGCGCCAAGAGCTATTCTGCCAGGAGTATATCAAAGACCTCAACTCCAAGGCGGCGGCAAAACGGGCGGGCTACTCAGACAAGGTCGCAGACGCGAAATCCTATCAGTTTCTAAAGATGGATCGCATTCGCGCGCGAGTGGCGGAACTTAAGCAAGACTCAATGCGCAGGCTCCAGCTTGACGCGGATGACATCTTGCGCCGATTAGTTCGTATTGCAGATGCCACCGAACAAGAGGGGGACTACAATGCGGCGATTCGAAGCCTCGAGCTTTTAGGTAAACACAAAGCACTGTGGACAGAAAAGACTGTTAATGAAACAACCATCATGAATGCATTTGCATCAGGTAACTCAGAAGAAGATATCCAGCGTGACGTGGAGCGATTAAAAAGAATCGCGACACCCAAACTTAAAGTAGTATCAGGAGACAAAAAGAAATGATTTTAACACCAAGGTTAGAGCTGTACACAGGACAAGATGTGGATACTTATTCTCAAATAGTTTTGTGGGGCGGCGTTGCTTACATCACAGACTAATTCCCAAGTCACCAAAGAAGATAGAGACGCGGCAACTAGGCTAGCAGTCAAACAAGCACGTGATGATTTACTAGCGTTCGTCATGCTGATGAATCCTAGCTTCAATGTGGGACCGCATCACCGTTTGTTATGTGACGAGCTGATGAGTTTGGAGCGCGGCGAAACCGATCGACTGATGGTATTCGTATCTCCGCGTTCCTCA